TAATAGCTAAAGAGAAAGAAAACCTCAAAGAGTATATTCACGAGGCAATCGACGATATTAAAAACTACTCTGATGGACTTAAAGAATTAAAAATTAAGAAGGATAGATTTTTAAAAGCTATAAACGACTGTCGTAACAGAATTTCGGAGGCTAGATTACAGGAGCAAAATAAAAATAATATTGAGCAAAGAATTAATCAATTAGATAAGTGGCAAGATGAACTTAAAAGTGATTTAGAGGCGATAGAGTCAACGGATACTGACTTCGACGCTCTTGTTATAGAAACTAAAGCACGTGTAACTAAACTTGAAAAGAGAGTTGAGAAGTTTAGAGGTGAACTAGGTAAACTTGATATTGTTAAATATATAGTTTCAGAAGAAGGAGTTAAATCTTATATAGTAAATAAGCTTTTGGAACTTTTGAATAGCAAATTATTGCATTATCTTAAAAGATTAGATTCAAATTCAATTTGTATTTTTAATGAGTATTTTGAAGAAGAAATACTAAACGAAAAGAATAAAGTTTGCTCTTATTTTAACTTTTCAGGTGCAGAGCGTAAATCTATAGATCTAGCGTGTTTATTTACCTTTTCAGATATTAGAAGATTACAAGGTGGTGTGCAATATAATATTGCAATATATGACGAGCTGTTTGATTCATCTTTCGATGAAAAAGGAATTGAACTTATTACCCGAATCTTACAAGATAGAGTAGAAGAACTCGATGAATGTTCTATTGTTATATCTCATCGAAAAGAATCGATTAAAGCTGTTACAGGAGACGTTATATATCTTGAAAAAGAGAATGGAATTACAAAGCGACTAGATTATAGAGAAATTTAACATATATATAATATGCTTGGACCGTCACCATACCCACCTCCTTTTGCAACTCCAACAATTGGAGTACCACAAATACAGCAACCGGTTAATAATAACCCCCCTCCGGGAATGGTACCTAAAGAGGCTACGTTACCACGGTATGTAAACTATTTAGCAGACTACTCAGGTTGTGGGCATTGGCGTATTTTATGGCCTGAGGCTGTTATAAACGCTAGAGGAGATGGTATGTCTCAATCCACAACAGCAATGGTTACAGATCCAAGATGGTATACTGGGGTAAAATGTGTAAAGGTTCAAAGACAAGCCTCAGCACCACAAAAAGAATTTATAAAATTTCTAAAACAAGTTCAACAAGAACATGGATTTAAAATTATTTATGAAGTAGATGACGTTGTTTTTAGAGAAGTAATTCCTGACTACAACAAATTTAAATTTGCTTTTGATACAGAAGAAGTAAGACAAAATTGTATTGATATTATTAATTTAGTAGATGAAGTTACAGTTACCTGTGATTTTATGAGAAGGCTATATCAAGAAAAAACAGGTCAAGAAAAAATTACTGTTATTCCTAATTTTGTTCCTAATTTTTGGATGGGTCAGTTATTTAACCCACGAACTATAGAACGTCAGTTTGAAGCTAATAAGCGAAAGCCTCGAATATTATATACTGGATCTGGCGCGCATTATGATGTAGATAATAAAGTAGGTGGAGAGGATGACATGTCAGGTGTTCGTGATTTTATAAGAAAAACTGTTGACAAATATCAATGGGTCTTTGTTGGGGCTTTTCCGCCTCAACTAAACGATTTAGTTATACAAAAGAAAATAGAATTTTATCCCTGGCAACAACTTCTTCGTTACCCATATTTTATATCAACTTTAAATGCACAATTAATGGTTGCGCCACTTCAGCCAAATGATTTTAACAGAGCTAAATCAGATATAAAATTTATTGAAGCCTGTATATTAGGAATTCCGTGTTTGTGTCAAGATATTGAAACATATCACTCAGCACCAGCTAACTTACGATTTAGTACTATAGATGAGTTTGAAGATAAAATAGATAAAATTCTTAATTATAAAAAGAAAAATAAATATTTTCAAAATATGCATAAGCTTAGAGAAATTGGTCAACGTAGGATTTTAGAATTAGATCAAAATATCGGGTCTCACTTAGAAGCTTTGAATACACCATTTGGTAGCTCAGAAAGAGAGTTCTTAAAAGAGTGGAATTAGGAACTATACTACTATAATAGTAGTAGATGTCGTATCGTAATGTAGTTTATAACGGTAGAAACCGTTGCGTGAATTTGTTTACCTGGGATAAAGATGGTAAACGTGTAATGCATGAATGTTCATATGAACCTTACTTGTATCTCGAGAACAATAACGGTGACAAGACATCAATTTATGGTACTAAGGTTAGAAAACGTAAGTTTAATACTAGTTATGATCGATCTAGATTTGTAAGAGAGTCTAATGTTAAAAGGGTATTCGAAAATATGCCTCCTGCTCAACAGTTCTTACTAGACTTATACTGGGAGCAAAATGAAAAGGAAGAGTTTAGTGTACAGCCCCTGAAGACATGCTTACTTGATATTGAGACTTATTCTCCAGATACTTTTCCTGATCCTGAAAATCCAACACATGTGGTAAATGTAATTACTTGTTATGATAACTTCAGTAAAACGTTTAATACGTTTGGTATCAAGCCATATACTGGTAAAGGAGCAGATAACTTAAACTACGTTCACTGTAGAGATGAACGTGAAATGTTTATAAAGTTTATAGAATATCTTGAAGATGATTACCCGGATATTCTTAGCGGTTGGAACTCCGAGTTCTTTGATATACCTTATATTATTAATCGTATTGAACGAATTTTGGGTCAAGATTACGTTAATCGACTTTCACCGCTTGGTAGAGTTCATTTTAGAGCAATCAAAGGTAAATTTGGTAAGGAACAAAAACGCTACTATATAGATGGAATTGCATGTTTAGATTATCTTGATGTATATAAGCGGTTTTGTCTGAAGCTCCGCGAATCTTATAAACTAGATGCAATAGGTGAAGTAGAGCTAGGTGAACGTAAGATTGATTACGGTGATACTAATCTCGCTACTTTATCAGAAGAAGATTGGGATACGTTTATTGACTATAATATTCAAGACGTAAATCTTTTAGTACGATTAGAAGAGAAGTTACAGTATGTTCCTTTATTACGGAAGCTGTCTTATGTGGGGTTAACTACTCTTGAAGGCGCAATGGGAACTATTCAGGTGATTAATGGTGCTCTTTGTATTAAAGCAAGAAAAAGAGGTGAAGTAATTGCTACGTTTTTACGAAATGCAGATACAGGAAAAAATCCTGGTGCGTATGTGGCTGAACCTAAGAACGGTTTTAAAAATCATATTGTATCGTTTGATGCTAACTCACTATACCCTAACGTGATGATATCGCTTAATACCTCCCCTGAAACTAAAGTGGGTAAAGTTGAAAAGACTACTGATAAAAAGGTTGTTATACAACATGTAAGCGGTAAGCTATTTGAGTTGGATCGATCTGCATTTGCAAAATTTCTTAAAGATGAGGAATGCGCTCTTTCTAAAGCTGGGTTCCTTTTTACTCAAAAGAAGAAGGGTATTATTCCAGAGTTCCTAGAGTATTATTACAATCAACGAGTAAAGATTAAAGAGGATCTTTTTAAGGCTAAAACTAAACTCAAAAAACTTAAAAAAGATACTCCAGAATATATTGAAGCTAAGTATGAGGTAGAGCGTCTTAATACTTCGCAGATGGTTATTAAAATTCTTATTAACTCGTGTTATGGTTATATGGGTAACAAGAACGCTCCTATTGGTGATGACGATATTGCATCTTCTGTCACGCTTACCGGGCAAGCGGTAATTAAATATTCAAATGAGCTTATTAAGGAATTTATCAAAAAAGAAATCCCTGATATCTCTGATAGAGAGCTTGAAGGTTGTATTGTATATAACGATACGGATTCTTCCTATGTTTCTATTACACCTCTTGTTAATAAGGGCTTAAACTTTTTAGATGGTAGTGATGTACATCAAGATACACATGATAAGATTCAAGAGATTGAGGACTATTTAAACGCTGGTGTACAGGAATGGGCGAAAAAGTCACTACTATCGAAAGATAGCCGATTTGTATTTAAGCGAGAATGTATTGCTGATGTTGGGGTCTTCTTGCAGAAGAAAAGATATGTAATGCATATTCTTGACGATGAAGGGATTAAAGAAAACAAATTTAAATATACAGGGGTTGAAGTGGTACGTACTACTATGCCGAACGCGATTAAGCCTTACGCTAAAAAAATAATTGAAACTATGTTAAGTACGCAGTCGATGTCTGAAACTAATAAGATACTTAACGAAACGTATGATATTTTTAAAGAGCTTAAGCCTGAGGAGTTAGCTTTTGTTATGGGAGTAAAAGGCTATGAAAAATACGCAGTATCGTGTAATGAGTTTACTACTGTAAAAAGTATGCCTATTCATGTTAAATCTGCTTATTTCTATAACTTACTTTTAGATAAACTTAAAACCGGAAACAAGTATGAGTCATTAGGCTCAGGTGATAAAGTAAGATACATGTATCTTGAAAAGCCTAATAAATATGGTTTAGAAAGTATTGGATTTAAGTATGATTATCCAAGTGAATTTAATGATGTCTTTAAGATTGACTATGATAAAATGTTTGAAAAGATTCTCTTTCAAGGCATAGAACGTTTTTATGATTGCGTAGGTTGGAAAATTAGAAAACCAGCTGAAAATGTACAGGTTGAATTATTTGATCTATTTAGTAAATAAATTTATGGCATTACAACCCGGTGGATACACAGATAGACCAGAAGATGATAATACTAGGAATGCACACCCTGCTTTTAATAGAGGTAAAGCACGAGGTATATTAGAGTCGTTAGCAATTTTTGGAAATGTAATAACAGGAAAAGATAATGGATCAGGATCTATTAACTCGTCTGAAATAGAAAAAATTAGACGCGCTATTTTAATCATGAGAGAAGCACTTTCCCACGCATCAGATAAATCTACATATCTATCAAAACAGGCTAAAGAAGCTCTCGAAGAGGCAGAAAAATTAGCTAATTCATTAACTTTTCAATAAAAAAAGTGGATTATAAAATTTTTAATATAAAATAATATTATGGCAGAACAAAAAAAGGACAAACCTATTAAGACTATTATTGATCATATTGGTAGAACAGTAGTTGGACGTGTTACAGGAGAAACAAAAGATGATGTTACATTATTTAATCCTGTAATTATTCACGTACAGCCGGATCAACAGTCTGGACAACTTCAAGTACAATCTTTCCCATACATTTTTATGGAATTCCTTAAAGATAAGGATAAGAACAACTGGACGTTCTCCAAGACATCTATTAGCACATCTGATGTAGAGCTGGATGAGCGAATTATTCAGCAATACGAAAACATTAATAATCCTGCTCCACCTGTTCAACAGGGTCAAAATCAAAATGATGGTGAAGTTATTCAACTTTTTGATGAAGAAGAGGAAGAGGAAAAGGAAGAAGCTAAAGAACCTGCTACTACTTAGTAAATAGCAAGGTTGTTGTATAAATAATTTTACTATGAAACTAACTAAATACACACACAACCCAATCGCAGAAATCGAAAAAGC